GCGGATATTTGAGTCTGACACAGTTTGCCGACCCTCCTGAGCGCCTCGATCCAGACTCGGCATGGAGCGGGGAGAGTTTCTACTTTAGACCCGAAGACAGCCCTACTGACGATGCGAATAAAAGGAACATTGAGTTCGCACCGGACATGGTACGCATTGCCCACGGGGCTTGGCAAAAACAGCAGCAAGACTGGGCAAGCATACTCAGAGGTGATTAACCCGACCCAGACTTCTTCTAAATGGTGTATCATTAGTATGAGGTTCCAGCGAGCGCTGGGGCCCCCCAACTGCCCAGAGGACGCTAGGAGAGCGTATGGCTTCAATGTCATTGAGTACTGACGCCTCCTTGCCCTCGGGCGGACTCATTTCCGGCATTCCATCGGCCGTTGAGTACGCCGATCTTCTCTCCTCATTACTTCCTGCCATGCTGGAATACTCCATGAACGAGGTTCTGGAAGAGCACGTCAAGGAGTCCCGGGAGAACTTGGAGAAAGACGACGACTATCGTCGTTTGTCACAGTACTACGATGTGGTATCGAACGAGGATGAGCAGGACGAACTGGTGTTCGGTCTCTTCGATGTTCCCACCCAACTGCAAACCAAGGCCACAGCGCTGGAGTTCGGGGACGCCACTACTCCTCCTCGGGCGTTCGTGCGCCGCACGCTGTTCAAGGAAGGCGACAAGGTCGCCAATAAGGTGGGCAAGGGAGTCCGCCGGGCCATGGGAGAGGTGGTAGTGGATGCCTAATCGCACCGGATTCCTGCTTGCTGAGGATCAGGCCCTCAAGGAGAAGTTCTCTGGTATCCAACTCGTGGACGACCGGGACTCGACCCGTGACGTGCAGGTGTTCTTCCGGTACCCGGAGGGTGAGACGGAGCGTACGTACCCCTTCATTACGATTGAACTCTTGGACATCAACCATGCAGCGAACCGCCAGCATTCCGATACCAATATCTATGCCTTTCGTGATACCGCCCCCTCAGGCCAGCCCTCAGGACATTACACTACCCATGGTAGCGCTGTGTTTACATATTGGCCCAACGAGACCACGGATATTACTACGCTCACATATGGTGGGGTGTCTGGGTCACCGTTTATTACCGCAATGGAACATACCCCGGTGGACCTGCTCTACCAAGTAACCACATTTACTCGTTCTGCACTGCATGATCGCTACCTCCAAGCACATATTCTGACCAAGGTGGCCCCCTTCCGCAGGGGGTACCTTGAGGTTGGTGCTGATGACACACACCGCCACATGGACATGCTGGATTGGCGTAGCGCTGACATGCTTGATGAAGAAGCGGGCTTTAAGAAGAGGCTATTCCGAAAGGTCTATACTCTGTCCGTTACATCAGAGATACCATCCACCATCCTTGTGGGTCTGGGGCAGGTCACTGCACAGGCCGAGGTTCTCTTCAAGGACAAGTTCACAACAGATGTTCTGGCATGAAACCTGTAACCCACCGTATTAAGGAGAAACTGTAATGCCTGTCTACTCACGTCCCGGCGTGTTCGTCACCGAGTCCCCGTTAAAGGCCGTTGTCACGAACCGGTCCGGTCGAACTACTGCCTCGTTTGTGGGGCAATCCCCCCGTGGTCCCATTGGTAAACCTGTTCTGATCACGTCATGGAACGCGTTCGTTAGTACCTTTGGTGACATCAACTCGTCATACGAGTTGGGGTACTCCGTGTACCAGTACTTCTCCAATGGTGGTGTGGAATGTTACGTCGTCAGGGTCTTGACCACCAGCACTACCGCCAACACCGCATCAGCCTTTGTGGTCACGCACGGGAGCAGCCAAGGTCTGCTTACTGCTACGTCCAAGTTGGAGGGTGTCGATGGGGACTGGATCTCAATCCACATCACCGAGAACGCCGATAACGACGAGAATGACGCCTCTGGCGGTTCGGGTATCATCGACCTCACGGTCAAGTACAAGGGTGTTACCAAGGAGACCTTCCCCGGTCTGACCTTCGACAACGACACTGCTGATACTTCGGCCACAATCGCTGTAAACCATGCGGTCACTGGCTCCCAGTACATCACGGTGTCAGCACAGGTCACCACCAACCACGCCTCTGGTGTGAAGATCAATGCGGCCTACGCCACGGAGGTCTCCCACACCCTTGCGGGCGGGGCCACGAGCGGTACCGCCGCCAAGGCCACGGCGTACGTGGCGGGCACCGAGGCGGGCACCCCCGCCAATATGTTCCTGCTTACCGCAGAGAACGCTGGCGCTTGGGGTAGTGACCTGACTGTGGAGGTCTCCGCTGGTGTCGAGGTTGCTTCGGCTACCACGTACGGCACCTTCAACCTGATTATCAAGTTGGCGGGTGCTGAGAAGGAGCGTTGGGCGGAGATCAGTCTTGATCCCAATCACAGCCGTTACGTCTTGACCCTGCTCAACAATTACTCCGATTACCTGACAGTGTCTGCCGTGTCCACGGCAGCCAAGCACGCAAACACTAAGGTCACTACGGGTACGGCTTATCTGGCGGGAGGCTCTGACGGAACGGCCGTCCTAGCAGCCGACTACAGTGCGGCCCTCAACTACCTCGATCAGGTGACCGGGGACCTCGTGATCAACCTGCCGGGACGCTCGGCATCGTCAGACGTTAATTACGCCTTGTCCTATGCGTCTACGAGGGGTACTGGGTTCATTGTCATTGATCCCGATCCCACCGCCTTGACGGCATCGGCAGCAGTTACCGCTACGAGCGCCTACACCAACAGCGGCTACGGGGCAGTGTACTATCCTGCCGCCACCGTGTCTGATCCCACCAAGACCGGACCAGCGGCCCTGCGTACCGCCCCTCTGGGCGGAGCGATCATGGCGATCTACGGGAAGGCAGAGCGTATGCACTCCGTTGCCAAGGCACCGGCTGGCCTCAGTCTGGACCTTGCCAATGTCTTCGGTTTGGCAGCGACCTACACGGAGTCTGAGGAGGGCACGCTGTACGACGCACACATCAACCCGATCCGGCTGGTCCCGGGCACAGGGGCCATCGTCAACGGCACTAGGACCCTTGCGCTCACCTCCCCGGATAAGTTCATCCCGATCCGCCGTACGATTAACTTCGTGAAGGCTCGCATGAAGACCATCACGGCCTTCGCTGTGTTTGAGCCCAACGATGTCAACCTTCGGACACGAGTAAGGAACGTGGTTGAGCAGGAACTTAGGGGCCTGTGGGGACGGGGGGGCCTTAAGGGCAACACGTCCGCACAAGCGTTCTACGTGACCTGCGACAGCACCAACAATACCACAAGCACAGTCTCGAACGGCGAACTCCACGTTGAAGTGGGTCTGGCTCTTCAGTACCCGGCTGAGTATGTGGTTATCAATGTCAGCCAATGGACCGGCGGAGCCAACGCCACCGATACCCTCTAAGGAGGAATAGCACATGACAGTTACTTCACAAACCCTCAGGACTGATCCACTTAGGAACTTCAAGTTCCGTGTGCTGATCAACCCACAAGATGCGGAACTGGAGGACTTGGCTGACGGCTTAGACAATTTGGGCTTTGCCCAGATGTCCGGTATCGCCGTCACCAACGAGGTCATCCCTTACCGGGAAGGCGGGATGAACACCCACCCACACAAGATGGTCGGGCAGTCGGACTTCGCTCCGGTGTCTCTGGCACGTGGCATGTTCGCCAACCAGTCACAGTTGTTCAAGTGGCAGCAGTTCATCCACGCATGGCAGGGCGGGATACTTGAAAAGGGTTCCAGCGGTAATGGAAGCCAACACAGCAACTTAGATGGTTCTGATTATCGCTGCACGGTCACGGTGAAGGTGTTTGATCATCCTGTCACCAGCAGTAACTACGTGTATGATCAGGACCCCAGTTCTGAGGCCAAGGCGGACCTCCCCCTGCGTCTGATGATCAAGTTGTACAACGCTTGGCCCGGCTCGTACTCGGTGAGCGACCTCAACGCTGGCGACAACGGCCTGCTGATCCAGCAGTTGCAGTTGCACCACGAGGGCTTCACTGTCCTGTGGGAGGGCGACGACGACTTCGAGGGTGATGGGGCCGTAGCGAACGTCAACTACGGGCCTGCTTAGTCCCGGCGCTGGCTGATAGTCATAATAAAGTAGACAACTAATAAGGAGACTTACATGAGTCTGGAATTGGCCGCGCAGGCCAAAGACCTAGAAGAGGCACTACAAGAACCGCCCCCTGAGGTGGGTAAGGCTGCTCCAACGACGGTCGAACTCATCAGGGGGGTAGTGGATGTGGATACCGGGGAGTGGCAGACTAACGCCACTGTTCGGGAGATGACCGGGGAAGACGAGGAAGAACTTGCGCGACTCAGCACTAGAGAGAACCTCTCCTATGCGGAGTACACGTCCGTGCTGTTGAGCCGCGCTGTTGAGAACGTTGGTGCCCTCCGGGTATCAGAAGACCCTTCAGTCCTCGACAACCTGATCGTGGGAGACCGTGATCTGCTGTTCCTCGGAGTGGTTAAGGCTACGTACGGTAACGTGCGGACCTTTGTCGTCACCTGCCCGGCATGCGAAGGAAGCAGTGACGTTCTGGTCAATCTGGACAAGGACTTCCCGGTGAAGCAGCCGGTAAACGATCCTCGAAAGACCCGCCCGGTGACGCTACGTGACGGCAGGCCCATTCAGGTACGCTACCCCACGGGCAAGGACGCACAGGCAATCGCAGCGTCCGGTGATACTCTGGCTGCTCAGAATACAGCGATCATCGTACAGTGTGTTGTGTGGGACGATGATCGTACGGATGTAGTAAAGAAGCAGTGGGCACGGGAACTGTCCATAGCGGACCGGCGGCTCATCGTCAGCGCCATAGTGGAGAACCAGCCCGGCCCGACGTTGGAGGAGGTGGAAGCCCCGTGCGCTCATTGTGACGAGACGGTCACGATGGTCTTAGACTGGGCCTACCTTTTATTCGGTTAACTTAACAACAGTATACTGGGATTATGACATAATCGCCAGTGCCTATACGGGATTTACGCTAGGAGATATACGCTCAATGTCTGTTCGGCAACGCTCCTTCTGGGGGGACATGGCTAGATGGAGGAATCAGTAACCCATGCCTGAACTTATCAATCCCGATACGCCTGAAGACGATCTCACCGCTGGCGGTATAGAGAAGAACAGGGAAGCCTTTCTGTCTGCCAAGGCGCGGTTCACGGTGGACGCCTCGGGTCTTGCCCGTCTAAACAAAGAGTTCGGTACCTTAAACCGCAACATCGGTACCTTCAAGTCTGAGATAAAGTCGGCCCTAGCAGCCGCTCAACAGTTTCAGGTTGCTCTAGGCGGGGTGGCTGGGGCCATGGGAGGCGCTTCAGCCGGGTGGAGCACCACAGGTTCCAGTGGTGGGACCACGGCTGCGGGTGCCGTCCCGTCACCGACGGCACCCGGCTATGTCGGCTACGGGACCAACGCCGACCTCAATTCTAAGTTTAAGACACCAAAGCCACCCGGCCGTGGTAGGAAGTTTATGAAGGACTCCTTTGCGCTTGGTGAGGAGGGTGAACTCTCTCCGTTCCTCGCGCAGGTCTCGGGCTTGATAAGTGCTAGTGCTGAGAACATTAAGGGTAGGGCCGAATACACCCTAGAGGCCGATAGAACCGGCATGCTCATGAGACAGATGCACGGCGGTACACAACTGCAATACCAAGCAAAGTGGCGCCAGCCCATGACGGACAGGATGCTGGGTCCCGATGGTATCCCCGCAATGATGAACCTCCAGACCACTATGGGCATCAACCCAGAGTCAATGGCCGCTGGTGTGGAGGGTATCAGGGTCGCCTCGGGCTTCGGGTACTCCACACAGGACGCCACGAAGATGATCTCCGCAATGGCCCAGCCGGGCTCATCGAACCTGATGACCATGATGCTGGGCACCGGACTGTACGGCCCCGGAGGCAAGGCACGGGACCCGATGGACGTTATCCGAACCACGGTTCAGAGGATGGGTCTTACGAGTGAGTCCATGGTGGAGGGGGCATTCCAGCCCGGGTCCATGACTAGGGCCAACCTTTCTCGTACCGGCCTCCCCGTGGATATGCAGAACTTGGTACTCCAGTACGCTCAGGAGAACATCCAGTACCAGAAGAAGGGCGGGAAGGGTATGTACGACCCGTCCAATGAGCAGGACCGGCGCCGTATGGGCGTCGAGGGCGGGTACGCCATAGAGCGTGAGAAGACGAGCATGGCCGAAGTGGACAGGGCCGAGAACTTCTACCGCAGGCAGGTGGACAACTACGCCCAGTTGGAGAAGAACACGCAGGCCCTGATCCGCACATTTGGTGCCCTTGAGGACAAACTCTCAGGTATTATCGGGACTCAGATTAATGTTACCAACAATCCGTGGCTCCGTGGTATCTCAGGTTCCATGAGGGCGCTGGGGTCGATTGGGATGATGCTCCCCGGCATGCAACCTGCCGCTGCGGCGATGTTTGCGGGTGGTTCCGTACTTGGGAAGATCGGTGACCCTGCTGAGATAACCGAGCCCGACATGGACGTAGGGTTCAAGGGCCAACTGAGGGCCATGGCTAGAGCGGCCGAGATAGAGGGCATACCGCTTAGTTTGACCAGTGGCGTCCGAAGCACGCAGCGACAGCGGGAACTGTTCCTTGAGAGGCACGATGAGGACCCCGAAGGCAACCGATCATTTGAGGGTAAGACATACAGTCTCAACGCCGTGGGTAAGGCGAAGGGTTACGCCGCGCCGCCCGGCTCGTCGTTGCATGAAGTGGGTCTGGCAGCGGACTTGGGGCCCAAGACTTCGTACGGGTGGATCGTCGCCAATGCCCACAGGTTTGGTCTACGCCATGGGGACTCCTACGGTGAGCCGTGGCATGTCGCTCCCGCAGGCAGTTTCGGGAGCGACATGACCAGCGCAAAGCAGCGACATGCCAACCCACAACCCGCCACAACCTCAGCCGCTGGTCATGTCTCGCATACCCGCACCGGGGCCAGTAGGTCCGCTGGTGTGTCCGCTGGCAATGTGCATATGACTAAGGGCATGGGCATTGCTGAATCCATCAAGACCATTGAAACCGCTAATACCGCTCGTGTAACTGCTGGTGTAACTGCTGATGTAGGAGATGATGGGGGAGGGGGCGCTGTCGTAACCATCGCTCCGGTCATCCACTTGAACGGCAGCGGCAACGACGCAGCGGACGCACAGCGTCTGGCCCAGAAGGTCATCCACATGATCGAAACGGCTGAGGCCGTGCGGTCTCTTAGGAGGTCCTGATGCCTGATCCGAGCCTCGGTAGAAGACCCACCACGAACCCTCCCTTTGAGTTTTACCCGAAGCAACTACCCACAGATAACTATATTCAACGAGGGTACCTTCGCCTGCTTACTGAGGTGTTCGAGTACTCCACCGCTAACGTGGAGTTGTCAGTGCAAGAGGCGTTAGAGCACCAGTTGGGTGCCCAGTTGCACTTCCAGTTCAATCCTAACCAGTTGACTCGTGCCGTAAGCGCACGTACAGACACCCAGTTGTGGATCAACCAGTCCCCTACCCAGTTGCTCCAGCCCGGTATTGGTGATATGTCCTTTGGCTGGACGATGCTGTTCAACAGAGAAACAGAGGTACGAGAACGCCATAACGCGGAAGGCACACGCTCCAGTGGACGAGAGGCCGAGGTACTGGAGAGTAACGACACCCCCCTAGATGACTTGGCCTTCCACGAGAAGGCTGGGCGCCTCGGTGTCATCGCTGACATCATGGTGCTGGACCGTATCACGGGCCAGCGGATCACCAGAGATGCGGTCAACTACGCCAAGGCACGCTATGACAGGTTGGTGGCTACAGGGGCGATAACCGAAGAAGAAGACGAAGGGTCGGAGAACGATCTCGAAGCATTGGCCGACGAACTGGGCATAGACCTGATTGGGGCGAACGCTCACAACTCTGCGTTCTTGGTACCCAATCCGATTAGGGCAGTGTTCTCGGAGAACTTCATGGTGGATGGGTATGTCAACAGTGTGACGGTCTCCTACCAGAAGTTCTCTCCAGAGATGATCCCCACGGTGGCAGTGGTGGATATATCCATGCACGCCATCTATCAGGGCTTTGCTCGCAAGAATACTACGTTCACTACTTTCCTTGAACTGGGACAGAGTGAGTATGAGGTATCAGAGGATGGGGTGGAGGTGATCGTACCTGATGTAGGGACCCTAGCCAGAGACCTATTCGATCTGGGCCAAAAGGACCCCTCGTGGAAGATGCTCTCCGGTTTCAATCACATCGGACAACATAACGATGGTGCCAAGACAAAGTTAGGCAAAGGCAGTGGGGACGATGAAGATAAGATCGAAATTGATGGGTCCGCCACGAAAACCGGTGCCGGGTCCGTAGAGGCTAGGTTTAGGGGTGGCTTCAAGTTTTGGCAGTTCGGTAAACTCACAGGCACCCCATTGGGTGACAGATTGGTTGCTTTGGAACGGGCAGGTCAATGGGATGAGTTGCTCTCCGATCTGTCGATTGTGTCATGGGTGGGAATGTCACTGAGGGCGCGTCTGAAGACTGACACCGTGGATAAACTTAATGTGCTGTGGGGCAATCTGTCTGACTACGTGAAAACCGATCACTTCTTCGGTGGGTGGTCCAACACAGCGAGGCAAAACCTGTTCGCTGTAGGGGCAGAACCGAACTTCCAACGCGGGTCAGGGATCTCTACTGGAAGTGACACTTACGGTCAAAGTGGTCCGTACTATACCAAGGCGTTCCCCATCACGGAAATACCGGGCAAGCCCGGAGTATTCGGGGACATTCCATACGAGAAGAACTTCTTCTACGGTCCTGAACATATCGAGTTCCAGCAGCGCCGTGTGGAGGACTGGCTTGTCATGAGCGACAGTAATCGGTGGGGCCTGATATCCTCTGGCAGCGGTTCTGTAGGAGACGATGACTCTAGGTTCTGGTTGGCTAAAGGCTTCTTCGGTGCCACCCTCTACGACGACCCCTGCCCCGACACGCTCACGTTGACACACACCGGAGGGGGCGATGATATTCAGTATGACGTTGAGTACCAGATGAGGTTGGCCTTACGGGTGAAGATGGAACACAAGCACGGGGACCTCTTGGACACGGGCTTGATGTACATTCACCCAAGGAGCAGTACCACTGGAGATATGCCCAATACCATCTATACCCCCCAAGGTGCTGTGACTATCAGTGGTGGTCTTGCCTCGTCGTCGGGCATGGGGGCGGGAACGGGTGTAGGGATTTCTAACAACTATCCGTGGCACACGAGGACCGCTAACCTGTCCTTCAACTCTCTCGGGGAAGAGGGTGTCGAGAGGTTCGCACCGGATAAGAGTGCTGCGTGGCTAATTGATGGTAGTACTGGTGAGATAAGCACTTCGGAAGCAATGGAGTAGATTTATGGCACTATCCCCTTCTTCTAGATACACCCAGACCACTGACAGCGCCGGTCGTGCTGTCACCAAGCGTAAGTCTCGTCCTTCCAGCAGGTACTACACGGTAATTGCAACAGAGGGCCAGACCATGCAAGAGATAGCCGCTCTTCACCTCGGGGATGCATCTCTCTACTGGCGACTGGCCGATGTGAATCCTCAGATTCCGTACCCCGATGAGGTCCCCGCTGGTACCCGCCTCCGTCTTCCTGAGGCGTAGCCATGGCACTACTTAACAGGGTTCAGAAGGAGGCTGCTCCACACTCTGTGGACGTATCCATCGACGGCGTGGCCGTGGACTACACCACTGTGGAGCGGGTAGATATAGACCTCAGGGAAAACGAACACGACCTCGCCACGCTGGTTTTGGCGGGCATCTCTCCGTTGTCGATCACAGACTACGTTGATCGTCCAGTCAAGATAAAGATCGGGGTCTCGTATAGTGAGGGCTTCACCTTCTGCGGGTACGTCAATCACGTAAAGCCCTCACACAAGGTTACCAGCGGTCGGGTTAACGGCAGCCTCTTTCAGG